CATTAACTTTAGTATTTAATCTGTTAATTACTGCATCTGGAGTTATGTTATAGCTTTTTAATATTGTCATAGCTTTTGCAAACTGTGGATTTGTTACATCTGTAATATTTTCATCATTAATTCCATTATTAGCTAAAAACGCTTTAGCAAATTCTTGTTTTTGTGAATCATCTCTAAAGATAATTTTTTTATCATTTTCTGCATCACTAACTAATTTTTGAGTTTCAATATGTCCATTAATAATATCAATAGCTTCAAACTTTTGTTTACCATGTACTCCTGGTAAATTAATATCTACATAATCTACAGCATTAGAATTTTTACCATCTTGAAAATTAACAACATTTAATGATCCTCCTGGTTCTTGTAATCCAGATAAATCATATGTTTTTTTAGCTTCAAACATTTTTTTAATTTTGTCACCATTATAATTTTCATAAAGTTCCATAGCTTTTTTAACTATTTCTTTTCTATTAAAATCATTACCTATGTGTGATAAATATTTTTTATAAATAGGATTGTTTTTATCTAAAGCTTTTTCAAAGTAATTTTCAGTAACTGCTTTACTATCTTTACCACCAGCATAACCTTCAAGATAAACCAATGCTGCACCTTTATTATTATCGCTAGTTAATTGTTTCATAACATTAACTACTCTTAATACTTCAACATTAGTTAAATCATTTTCTAAATTTTTCTTTAATGTTGTTCCTTTGTATCTATTAGTATTAACTAAATTTTCTTCTGCAGTACCATATATTTCATTTAAATTTTTCATTGTTGTATTTGCAAAATAAGTATTCATTGTAAACCAACCTGCATCTCCATCATTTAAAATATTATCCATATTTTGTGTAAATAAGTTTTCATGATCTGTTCTACTATTAGCAAAACCTTCAATTGCTTTTTGTGTATTTAAATTTTTAAAATTAGTAGATGAATAATTTAAATTAGCTAAATTTTTTTGTGCTAAAATATTAGAAACATAATCTTTATAAACTCTAGGTGTATTTGCTATTGTTGTTTTTGAATATGCATCTACTGCATTTTTCATACCATCTGGATCAAACTCAAATTTATTTTTAAGATCTAAATAATGTTGTGTAGATGTTTCATTAAATGAAGTTTTAAATTGTACAGCTGCATCTGATTCTGCTACTTTTCTAAAAGCACCAATAGCTTCAGCAATAGGTGTAGATATTTCAGCTGCTATATTAGTTGTTGGAAACTTTGGTATTCCAATATTATCAGCAACACTTGATTTTAAATTTACTAATTTTTTACCTTCTTTTAATGCCATTAGTTAGATCCTTCAGTTGCTGTTCTTATATTTGCAGTTTTAGTAATATCACTATCTAAACCATATTGACCTGTAGTACCTGCACTATATGATTTAGCATATGCTGCAGTTTTAAATCCACTTGCAGCTATACTTGCATAACCACCAAACTCTTTTGCTTTACCCATAACTTTAGTTGTGTAAATCATAGAGTCCATTTTTTGATTACCACGCATCATGTTAATTCTTATATTACCAATATCTTTTTGAGCTATTCTATCTATTTCAGATTGAACAGATAAAAAACTTCTACTATCATCATTATAACCAGAACCTGCTACAATAGCTCTGTTAATCTTTTGTTTTTTAATAGCTTCTTCTCTAACATTGTTTTGATCTTGTAGAGCTTTTAATTCATTAAATTTTTTCTCATCTTCATAAGCTTGTATCTGAGCTTTGTTTGCAGCTTTCTGAGCTTGAATACCTTGATAAGTTCCTACAGCTTGAACACCAAAACTAATTACAGCTAATGTGACTGGATCAGCACTCATGCAAAAACTACCTCCACACTCATTCCTAATACTTTAATAGGTAATGGATCATCTTGTGATAATGTTACAGTTGGACTTTTATCATAACCTAAAAAGAAAAACTCTTTCTTTTCTGTTACTGGTGTTAAGTCCGAACCAGCATTGAAATTAACTTGTTGGACTACTAAAGACTTGGCAGTTCTGTCTGATGCTTTTACAGTTAAGTCTAAAGCAGAATTAAGATCAATGATGGCTCTCGAAATTCTTCTAGGTAATCCAGTTAATGGACCTTCTGGTAATTCTTTATCAATTGGCATTGTTTCTATCACAGGTGTATAATTAAATCCTATTTTAACCCCAGTTGCTCTAGGGTTGTTTAAAGTAATAAAGTTAGTACCAGATACAGTAAACGCACCTAAACTACTATTACCTTCAACACAGTTAATACTAGCATTTGTATATATAGAATTTACAGAATGTAAATGACCTTTTACTATAGTAATAACAGCATTATCAGCAGGAGATGCTGCTAAGTTTTGATCTAGATTTAAAGTATAAGTTCCACCACCATTATCTGTTACTGCTTGTATAGAATATACAGTTGCATTACCAGCTATACTAAATGTTTCATGTACTTGTGGTGCAGATGTAAAACCATCTGTTATTAATACAGCTCCACTTTGTGAAGCTCCTTTTACTAAAGGTGTGCCTCTTTGAGATACTGTTGATGTTAAACTACAATCTAATGTAAGTGTATCATCATCTGCAAATCTTTCTAATGTATAAACAGTTGAACCATTTAAAACTCTTTTACAAGCTACTACAAGATATTCATTTAAAGCAATAACTGAATGAAAAGAATCATTTTCTCTAGTTGACCATAATCCCCAACCTGCAATCTTTTCATCTCTTACTGAATGAAATATTGCCATTGCTCCACTATGTGTTGTACCATTATTTAAAAAGAAAGCATATTGTTCTGGTCTTGTAAAATTACCTTTAATGATTGCTATTTGTTTAGGACTATCAATAAGATGTTCTGCAAGAATAGATACAGATGTTGATTTATAACCATCTTCAATATCTGAATAAATAAATTCTCTAACTGACTTACCATTCTTTTGAACAAACCCTGCTGCTTGATCAAACATAACTGGTGCAGTTCTACCAATACCATATGGTGTTTGTCTTAATACTGCCACATTACCTGGAGTAATAGTATTGTCTGTTGCTCTTGGTACATAGTATTCACCACCATCTGTAAATACTTGTAGATCTTTTCCAGATAAAAAATGTCTTACTTCATTAACTTCTGAACCTGCAATATCTATATCAATAGATTCATCAGCAGCTCCAGATCCTGTATCAAAATTAAAGTACTCAGATATTCTAGAAGCTAGTACAGATGCAGGTCTATCTTTAACACCACCTAACCATAATCTATTATTATGAAATGTAACTGCTTGAGGAAAACCACGAATAGAAGATATAGTTTGTTCTTTCCAATTAAAGTGTGGACCAGTTCCACTTATAGCTTCAATAACAGTTACAGTAACTTCTGTTGAGCTTGTATAACCAGTAACAAAAACTTGTTTACCATCTACTTCTAAATATGTATTTGCATATGCAGATGTAAATGCTGCAGCTGATGCAGTAAGAGTTCTTCCTGTTCCTGTAGATGCTGAAGATATTGAAACACTTATAGATCCATCAGCATATTTATAAAATGGTTGTTTTGATTTATTAACTCCTCCTGCTGATACCGAGTCATCTTCATCAAATGAAAATGTTTGTACTTCAAAGTTTGTAGCTGAAGTTCTAAATATTTTTCTAATAGGATTATCTCTATGTGTTATAAATATTGTATCACCAAATTGTGCAAAGTTTAATTCAAACAATTGAGCTGTAGTCCAATTGCAGTTTGTAGTTACATTACTAGATAATGCAGTACCACTAATATTATAAACGTCCATTCTATTATTAGACAAAGCTATAATAGCTATTTCATCATCAGAAAATACAAAAGGTATTAATCTACATTCTGCAGGAAGTGTTGCTAAGTAATGAGTTCCTGGTCTTCTCATTACACCACCTTCTGCTAACAATGCAAAGTTTCTACATTGTTTAGCACCATTTATGTAAGCTGGAGTATCTGTACGAGTAGCAAGTAAAGGATTAAGTTCCCCTGCTGAAAAGTTGGTTATTACAGTTTTTAATGATCTTGCCATTATACATTAGTTCTCGTAGTATTTCTTAGGTTTATATATCTTGATGTATCAAGTTTTTTATTTGTAACTTCAGAAGCATCTATGTTTTTAGATATTAAAAATTGTCTATCTGCCATAGCTTTAAACTCTCTAATCATTCCTGCATCTCTTGCAACAGATCCTGCAAATAAAGATGCAAGTTCATATTCTAAAGCTAATCTAAAATGAGCTGGAAAGTATTCTTCTTCTACTCTGTAAATGTAATCTAATATTAAACTATGATTAGCTCCATATGTATTTACATAGATCATATCTTTGTATCTAGTATATGGAATTATATAATCATTAACTGATAATGAAACTATATGTAAGACTCCAGGATTAGCAGGTAATTGATATGCATATTCATACTTAGCTTCTGGAGCTGCAGTTAATAATGATAATTGTTTTTGATTAGTAGCAAACTTCCATCTATGTCTAGTTAATGAAGATTCTACTATGTCTTCATAAACATTAGAAGCAACAAGAGCTTCTGTACTTCCATCAGAAAAAGAAGATATAGGTGAAGCTCCTATCATTACTAATGCTCTTGCACATATATCTACTTTTGTTGTTGCCATAAATTCCTTAAATTAAAGTGAGGGCGAGTTGCCTCGCCCACACAAAGTTTAGCGTTATGCTAATAATACAGTTGTAACTGTACTAGAAGATGATGCTGAAACCATTAAAATGTCGACTACGCCATTTGAACCACCACTGTTAACAAAAATTATGTCACCAGCAGTTAAGTTTTCGTAATCAGCAAGAAAATAATCTGCATTATCTATATCGCCAATCGCATCTCCGTCAGTGTAATACCAAAGAGAATTGCTTGGACCCATCTGTGAAATTTTTTTCACAGGATTGTCTGTTGAGTAAGCCATATTATCCTCCTATTACTCCGCACATTTCTGTATTCTAATACCATCAGTATCAATTAATGTACCACCTATGCTTAGCATAGAAGTAATTAAGTGAGAAACTTTTTCTGGTATATAGTTTACTTCAGTTTTAACATCAGTACCGATACCTAAACCAAGAGATGATTTATGGAAAGCTACAGTATGTCTGTCAGTTGAACCAGAAGTTTCTAGTCCACTGTGTACAAACCATAAGAATCCTAACCATCTTTTAGCTGTCATTCCTCCAGCATATGGAAGCTCACCTTCGCCTACATATTCTACTCTAGAGAATTGATCTAGGTTGATTAGATCAGACCATTGTTTTGGTCCTACTACCCAGTATCTTTGTTGATCATCTGGTACGTCATTAGTATTGAAAAGCTCCATCATAGATTGAGCTTTGCCTAGATTCATTCCAGTACCTGTACCTGATGAGTTGTTAGCAAGTGCTGTTGCACTATTCATAATCCCAGTAATTACGCTATCAGTTTTTCTACCTAAAGCGTAAGCTGCAGATTGTGCAACCACTTGTCTTTCGTCAATGTTTACCTTTAACTCGTCTAACTTGTCAACGTAATCAGCTGCATAGTAATCAGTTAAAGTAGCAGACACATTGCTGTGAGAAAGATCCATTGCTACTACTTCAGCATGTCTTGCTTTAGTGTTAGCAGATCCTTTTGCTACCTTCTGAAACTTAACAGTGTTACCATTAACGCCATTCACTTGTCTTACTAGGTTCTTTAACTTAGAACCCATTCTTTGGTAAGCCATATGAACTTCAGCTTCGAATTGAGTTATAAAGGCATTAGTTATTGAGTTTGCCATTATTAGCTCCTTATTGTTAAGTTACGTTAATATCCGATTATCTTACAAATGCAGGGGACTGTTCTCCATTAAGGGCAATCATTGAACATTTTTAAGGTCTTGCAGCTAGAATAAATTTTAGAATGATTTTAAACAACGCACATTAAATCCATATTTTAGGTATAGTTATAACTTCTCCAAACTCTAACTTACCTTTTTCATCATATGAATATGTACCAAATAGTGTAATAGATTTTTTAGTTTCTTTATAAATCCACATTTGGCTACATACAGCTTTTGCTGGTTCTTGATTATCCATATCAGATTCAGAAATCCAACCAGTTTCAGAAACTGCATCTAGCCAGTGTAGATCCTTTTTAAGCTTTTTAAACTTAAAAGGTTTAGCTTTGGTTTTTTTGATACGCCTTTTCATAAAGCTCAGTTACTCTTTTGACATAACCAGGATCTCTTTTACTTGAATCCCAATATCTTGGATCTTGTAGCATAGCTTTAAGATCGTCTTCATTAGGAGTTACTGATACCTGTGTAGGCGTTGTAGGTATAGGACTATCTTTAGTCAGTTTCATTATTTCTTCAATAACTTTAACTCCTTCTGCAGTAGCAGCTAAAGATGAAAAAGTTTCATAAGATTCTGGAGATAAATGTTTTTTACTCCATAGCTCACTAGCTTCTATTCTTTCTTTAGCATTATCACCAAGCTTTTGCATCTCTGCATTTGCATCTGGTAAAGTAGCAATAGCATTATTAACAAATGCATTAACACCTTGATCAAATTGTTCTTGTGATAATCCATTTTGTTTTGCTGTTTCTTTCCACCATTGTACTATTTCCATATCATCAGATACAGAAACATCTACATTTTCTGGAAGCTCTGGAAGATTAACTTTATATTCTTCTGGAGTTTTATTTAGTTTTTCTTGTTCAATATCTGTTCTGATTTGTTTAGATAAATCTTCAGTTCTTGATCCAAGTTTTTTTTCAAGAGCATTATAACTAGAAGCTAAGTTTTCTAAATTAACTTCTTTTCTATCAGCGTCCCAAAATTTATCTTGTACAAATTCTGGTTTAGTCACAGCAGTTTGCTCTTGCGAATCTGTGGTGACTGGTGCATTTGTAGCATTATCATCTACCATCTTGTTCTCCTTTTTTTATTCTTGTTTGTATTATACCTGCAAGAAATCTCATTCCTTCTAAATGAAATAACTGGTTGCTATCAATGTTAGGACCAGCAACTGCTTCGGTAGTTATTGATTTGATATAGTCCAAGATGAGTTTACCATCATCTCCTTTGAATACTGTAGCAAAAGATTTGTTAAGATTAGACTCCTCACTTGGAGTTCTAATATAACCATCTATTGATTTTGTTTGTATTGGTTTTTTATCTTTTAAATTGTCCCATGCCATTATTGAGGTACTTCTCCTTCACTTGCGGAAGATTGAAGTTGGCTTATCTGTTGTACTATCTGTTGTTGTTCTTGTTCATCTCTAATTAATTTTTCTGGAAGATTCATTTTTTCTGCTAAATATTTTGCTGTTTCATTTTGATTTACAATTACATTTATCATTTGTGGTCCAAATGTACCAGCTATAATTTCATTAAATCTATTAACATCTGATATATCTTGCATATGTTGAGCTTTAGCTAATGGAGATCTTGCAGCTACTTTAACTTCTCTACCATTAACTTTAGGTAATTCTATTCTACCTTGTTTAGATAATAATCTAATTATTCTTTTTAATAATGGGTGGATAAGTTCAGATTGTAGTCTACCAAAAGAGGAACCTATTTGTCTAGATAGATCTGCCATTCTTTCAGAAACTTCTGTTGCTGTCATTGGTGTTCCTTCTGGTCTACCAAGAGTTTCCATGTATAAAGCTTTTTTAATATTCTGCCTCATATCTTGTAATACTAATTGTGCTACATCAAAATTAGATGCTGCAGGAATAGGATTCAAACCTCTTGATCCCGGAGCTACAGGTATTAAAGATCCAGGCACTAAAGAAATATTATCTGGATTAATTACTCCATCATCTTCATAAGTATATACTCCAGATACAGACATCTGTGCATTTTGTAATATTAATTCAATTGTAAGATTACAAGTTTTAATAGCACCCATTGCATTAAAAATTGGTCCTCTACCATAAACTTCACCAGATGCTTTGTTCCATCTAAATACTAAATATGGATTAGCACCTTCACCTGTATATTCTTCTTCAAAGATAACTGCTTTAGCATCTTGCATTACTACACAATATTTAAACTTCTCTACATTTTCTTCATAAACTTTGTAGATAGCTTCTATAATTGTACAATCTTTTTTCATTTTAAATGGATCAAAATTTTCTGGCATAACAGCTTTAGGATATAAAACAGATATATGTTCTGGTTTAACTACTCTAGTTCTGTAAACTGTATCTATTCTACCATCTGGTCCATTCATTAAACAAATCTTTGGTAATGGTA